AAACGCCGCAAATCATGAATTATTTAGAGGCCGAAAACCAAGCACTGCGCAAAGAACTCACCGAGTTGCTCGAACTGACCATGCTAACCAATCAATTTTTAGAAATGGTTTTATATGACATCAAGCAAAATGGTGAACAAGACGATGCCGATTATGTCGGATTGCTAATTGAAACAAGCAACCAAAAAATAAACAAACTAAAATCACTAATCAAATGAAAAATCAAGAAAACAAAATGTATGTCATAGCTTTTTATCTTTTGACCGCTGCCTGTATATTAACGCTAATTGCAGCAATTGCTAACATTGAATGAAAACACACGCACAAAAACTCAGAGCATCAATATGGGACAAGGTTGTTGCCTTAGCTAAATCAGAAATTAGCCCATACCCCATACTTATCGACAAAGAAGGTGACTGCTATCACTATAGACGTTTACGCGTCTGTAAATCAGCAGAGGACATTCTTTTTTTTGACACCTCAACCGACCTTTACCGGCCACTAAGTCAAAACGAACTAAATGAGCTTGAAAAACTCAATTTAGACCAATTTTGCGACGCTTTATTCGTAAGGTCTAGCATGGAACGCATTGAAAACCACAGGTACAAAATGCAACTAGCTATCGCCAAGAAAAACACCAAAGAAATAGAATACCATCACAAAATTGCGTCAGAAGAACTAAAAATACTACGAGATTTCTTTGATAATCAACAGAAGTTATCGTAAATTTGTTAATAATCTAATTTAATCCTTATTGTATGAAAACAGATAAGCTTAAAGAGTTGTATCAACAATACAACCTTACAAAAGACGATGTCTTTAAACATCAACACTATGTCATCATCACTAGAAGTGGTATCGACAGTATCCAAAGTCAAGCCGGAATCAGCATCAGATACGATGTAATCAAGTGCGAATCAAATTTCTGTGTTGTCAAGGCAAATGCGACATCAAACGGCAATAGCATAGAGACATTTGGCTCTGCATTAAAAGGCTCAACGCACAGAGATGGCAACTGCAATACGTGGTATGTAATGGAAATGGCCGAAAAGAGAGCGATGAGTAGAGCAGTACTCAAGTTGACTGGTTTCTACGAATGCGGGGCGTTTGGCGAAGACGAGAGCGAAGATTTCAAACGTGAAAAGAATACGTCATGGAAGCAGTAATTGACTTAAAAGAAGCTATCGGCAAACTTGCTGACGATGCAAACTATTACGGAAATTATGGTAAGCAGTTTCTATCTAACTCAGACATCGGAGCGCTAATCAATAATCCAGCCGGATATCTTGAGCCACGAGAAGATAGTATCAACCTCATGTTCGGACGTGCATTCCACGAACTAATTATGTTTGGCAACACCCAGCATGATCAATATCAATACGTTGAGGCATCGACTCGCACCACTAAGATTTACAAAGAGGCTGTTGCTGAAGCAGGTCAAATCCTGTTTCTGAAAAAAGAATGGGATGACCTCAACAGCCTTGTCGAATCTGCTCTTAAAAACAAGGAGGTTGCAGATATTCTAAACGACAAGAGCAACTCATATGAAGTTCCGAATTTAGGAACTATGGGCGATGACAATGTTATTTGGAAAGGCAAGGCTGATATTGTTTCTAGCGACTACATCATTGACATCAAGACATCAAGTTCAATTGGCGGGTTTAAATACAGCAGTAAGGCTTATAACTACGATAGCCAAGCCTATATTTATTCTCGACTATTTCAAAAGCCAATGAAGTTTTTAGTTATTGAAAAAGGAACGGGTTGCGTTGGCTTATTCGAAGTATCCCAAGAAGCTTATGAAAATGGGTTCGATAAGGTACAAAAGGCACAAGAGAATTATCTTAAGTACTATGTAAACAACTCTGAGAAACTCGAAAACTTCTGCGTTTATGGAGAAATATAATAACTCAAGCGATATAGCATCGGCTATATCATTAATAATCATAATAATTTTAACCATTTTTTATATTAAACTTTAAAATCATGTCTACACTAATTAATGCATCGATCAAAGGATCTGAACTCAAGAAAATTGACAAAAACAAAATCATCAAAGGAGAAAAAGATAGCTACATCCCTATTACTATTTCGATTAACGACGAATCAAGATACGGAAAAAATGTGTCTATCACTATTGCACAAGATGAGACAGAGCGAACAAACAAGGCTCCTAAGCACTATCTTGGTAATGGCTCTGTGATTTGGACTGATGGTAAAATCGTAAAAGGGGAACGTGACAACGACTCTAAAGCAGGCTTTGCCACCACCACAGATACGTCTAAATCATACGACGACGACCTACCATTTTAATTTTTATTAATCCCCACCCTTCGGGGTGGGTTTATTTTTTACAAAATGACAAGCCAAGAACAACAACTAGTGGAAATCACACAGCTAATGTCAGAAAGCCTACGTGTTACACCTCAATACCTATACACAAACACACGAAGACGCGACATAGCCGACAATAGAGCAATTTTATTTTACTTCATGCAACGCTACGCAGAAGCCTCTCTGCAAAAGATTGGGGACAATGCGCTTCGCTACGGCAGAAAAGTAGGCTTCAATCACGCAACTGTTTTATACAACATAAAAAAGGTCAAAACCCTAATGAAAGTAGACAAAGATTTCAATTCAAAAGTCTGCGCCATAGATGATTATATCTACGACAACATAAGTTACAGCAAACTTGTTGCCGATGAAATGAACGACCACCGAAACTCTATCATACATCATGTAAGAGGCGATCAAGACGCCAGTTTTTTGGCGATGTTTAATAAATTAACTACTTTAGTATACGAAAACAAACACATTATAGCTAAATTGACAGGCACAGCTATAGAGTACGCAAACGAGGAACAAACCGATGAAGGGATACATCAAATTACACCGGAGGATACTGGATTGGGAGTGGTATAAAGACTCCAACACAAAAAACATATTCATACATTTATTACTGAACGCTTGTTACGACAACTGTCGTTTCATGGGCAACGCTGTGTCTAGAGGACAATACATAACCTCATTGTCTAGGCTCAGCGCTGACCTAGATATACCTGTACGTCAAGTAAGAACGTCATTAAAAAAACTTGTACAAACAGGAGAAATCGACATGCAAACGTCAAACAAATATAGTCTTATAACTATCTGTAACTATGAGAGTTATCAAATTGAAGAGGCTCCTAAGAAACGCAAAGCGACAAGCAAGCGACAAGCAGATGACACGCAAGTGACAGACATAAATAAGAATATAATAAAGAAAGAAAATAAGAATAATATATATGCCGATGAGTGCCTATCCAACACCTCTTGGGTTGAGGTTGTGTGTATGCAAAACGCCATGTCTGTTGAGCAATTGCAAGCAAGCATCAAAAATTTTACTGACCATTTGTTAGCTACGGATGAGGTAAAGTACAGCCTAAAAGATTACAAATCACACTTCATTAACTGGCTTAGATATGCTAAAAAACAAATCAAGCAGGATGTACAAGGTAGTTACAGGTGGAAGTGGAAAGGGCAGGTTATTAAGACAGGGACCCTTGATGAATTAAACAAAGACAAAAAATTATTTGACCAACCGGGATTTGAATTCAAAATAATTAGCAATGGATAAGCAATTTACAATCAAAGATTACAACATATATCAGCTAGACACTAAGGCAAAACAATCTACTTGTCCCATATGCAGTGCCGATAGAAAGAAAAAGACGCAAAAATGTATGATGCTTGATTGGGAACGAGGACTTGGTACTTGTCAGCACTGCGGTGAGGTTATTCAGCTACACACCTACGAGCGAGACCCAGCCTATAGTGAATACGTCCTACCGATACCGCGACCCGAGAACACCAAAGTTCAAAACAAAGTTGTTGCATGGTTTGAAGGGCGTGGAATATCTGAGGCGACTCTAGACAAGGCACAAGTCACGCAAGGGCTAGAGTTTATGCCGCAGGTTGGTAGTCAAGTCAATACGATTCAGTTTAATTACTTTGTCGATGGGCAGCTTGTCAATATCAAGTACCGAGACAGTCAAAAGAACTTCAAACTCTACAAGGGCGCACAAAAAACATTCTACAATATCGATTCAATCAAAAACACAGAGGAGTGCGTCATTGTAGAGGGAGAAATCGATGCTCTATCATTCATTGAGGCAGGATATAGTGCAGTAGTGAGTGTTCCCAATGGCTTTACTGCTAAAGGACAGGTCAATTTAGACTATCTAACAGACTTCTATAGCTACTTTGAGGCTAAGAAGAAGATTTACCTATGCGTAGACAACGATGAGGCAGGAGAGAATGGCAAAAAGGAGTTAATCAGAAGGCTAGGCTCAGATAAAGTATATTTATGCGACCTTAAAGACTGCAAAGATGCTAATGAATACCTAATCAAGTACGGAAAACCTAAACTGTTGTCGGTTATAAGCAACGCAATGCCTTGTCCTATAGAAAATGTATTGCGTGTATCGGATATGCAATCAGACCTTGATGAATTTTATAAGAATGGGGTTAAAAACGGATTTAAAATTGGTTTAGACTCATTTGATGGCATATTCAGCACATACACCAAGCAATTCATCGTTGTCACAGGCTTTCCATCAAGTGGTAAGTCAGATTTTGTTGACCAAATGACTATAGGATACAACATGATGTATGGCTGGAAGACAGCCTACGCATCTACCGAGAACTATCCGCAATATTTGCACGTTGATAAGCTTATCAGAAAGCTATATGGCAACACACCAACCTATGAGGAAACTAAAAAGCCTCATTGGCAGAATTGCGTAGAGCACATTAACAAGAACTTTTACTTCATTGACTATGAAGATGGCTTTGACCTAGATAAAGTGCTTAAGAAAGGAGAAGAGTTAGTCAGAAGGGTTGGGATAAGATGCTTGGTTATTGACCCATACAACAAGATACGCGACAAGGAAAACTTAACCATGAGTATCACGGATTATACTAATGCCTATCTCAACAAGGTCGATAACTTTTGTAAGAAAAACGATGTGGTTTGCATTTTAGTAGCCCATCCAACTAAGCCTCAGAACGATAAGGGTAAGCTTATAGAGCCAACATTTTATGACGTGAAAGGCGGTGGCGAGTTTTATGATATGAGTCCTCATGGGATTCTTGTTCATAGGGATTATGATACTGCAACTGTAAAGATAAAAGTTTTAAAGGTCAAGTTTGCAAACCTAGGAGAGAACCAAGCACATGTAACCTATTGTTGGAATGTAAACAACGGAAGATATACAGAGCTGCGTGATGGCAGTCCTGTGTGGGACAACAGTAATTGGATTATTTCCAAGAACAATCCATACGAAATGACTAAGAGTCTTGACATAGAATTTGATAATCTTGAGGTATAATGGAAGAGCAAAACATAAATCACTACATGAGCATTTGCTTTAAAAACAACGTAAAAATCTACCCCATAATATTTATGCCTGGATACATGAAAATTGAAGTAGATTATGCTGGCAGAATTAAAACAGGAACAGAAAAATATAATTCGAGAACAGAGCAAAAACAATTGCAAGAAAAAATACAGGAGCTATATGAAACAATTGCCAAGAGAATACAAAGTCGGGGAGACTAATTATATATACGATAAAAAAAATCTAAAAAGACTATACACTAAATACATTAATTGCTCAGACCAAGAGTTTGTAGACAATGCCGTAGATATACTGCACTTTGCGTGCTACGTGTCGTGGCTAAAAGAAATTGATACAGATACTCTGCTAGCAGATGATGGGCTAATTCATGAACTTGTTCATTTATTGAAACAAGGAACGCGTAATTGTGTCAATATTGAAACATTACGAGAAAAGTTTGATAATCTCTTGGTTGTTTAGTAAATTATTTGTACATTTCCTAAAATTTTTTGGGAAATGTTTGACCCCATAGTAGAAAGTGTAAAGCATAAATATACTGATCGAAGCATAAGAGGCATTGAAAAGTACGGCACTACACTCGACAACAATGTAACAGACAATTTCCTTCAGCATCTTCAAGAAGAACTGATGGATGCTACGCTATATATTGAAAAGCAGCTTAGTGTAAAAGATTCTAAGTTGGAAATGGTACGAGAGTTTAACAAGACCTATTCAATACCTGTAGCAAAAACACCTCAGCTAATTAAGCCCGAGGAATTCAAATTAAAATTCAATTTACTTAAGGAGGAGCTTGATGAATATAGTCAAGCTTGTGAGCAAGAAAATCTCGTTGAGGTTTGTGATGCTATTGTCGATATGATGTACATACTGTACGGATTCATATTGTCGCATGGTATATCAGACATTGTGTTTGATATGTTTGAAGAGGTACACAAATCAAATATGAGTAAGCTTGAAGGCGGTAAAGTATTACGCAGGTCTGATGGTAAAATCATGAAAGGATCTGAGTATTTTAAGCCCAACCTTGAGCAATTTTTATAAAATGGAAGACGTAACAAAGTTCACAGAAAAAATATTAGGATATAAATCTTGGAGCGACAAGAAAAAAATCGATGCCTTGCTAGAGTATGATTGCAATATGTATGCTCAGTTAGGAAGCAACTCAAC